TCCAGGTGGAACCAAGACGTTAGCACTTCAAGACGGCATCAAGAATGGTGACATCATTGTAGAGAATAAGTGGGAGGCTGATTCATGGAAAGACCCGTTCGCATTCAATGAGTGGGAGAAAGAGATGGAACAGCGTAAGAAGGAAGGCTTGTTCGATCATATCGGAACCTATGTTCTTGACAGTGCTACGAAGTGGGCTGACTGTATGATGTGGGAGATACTCCGTAGAGGTACTCGTGGCAAGACTCGCAAAGGTGGTAACCCAGAACTACAGGACTATCTAGTACAACAGATGACTGCCGTAGATTGGCTCGGCGTTCTCATGGGTTACCCTTGTCATACACTTGTAACAGGTCACATAGGACTTATCAAGGACGAGGTATCAGGTAAGATCGAAACAGGACTCTTGCTTGCCGGAAAGCTGAGTGAGAAGGTACCGCTTGTCTTCGATGAGAAGTATGTGTCTCTTGTGAAGAACTCATCAGGAGGTGTCAATCATACCTTGCTAACCAAGAACGATGGGTACTACAAAGCAGAGACTCGTATGGGTGGCTCACGTTTCGAGCAGAATGAAAAACCTGACATCAATGCCTTACTTCGCAAAGCAAATCGTGATAGCGCTAACAAGGAGAGCTTATTCTAATGGGACATCCAGACCATCTAGAGAATGAAGAAGATACTTACTATGAAGAACGTAGTATGGAAGAACTAGACAACATGGTTCCTTATGAGGGAACAGAATTTAAAGCGTTAATAAAGTATGGTGCTGATATGCTTGCAGGTGAACACAAGACCGTTATAGTTGTAAAAAGTATACACTCAGGCTTGCAACGTATTCACCGTTTAGATGTACCTTTAGCTACGTTTAAAGAGCGTTTAAAGGAAAGACATGTATTACCTCGTATGTTCATACAGGACTTGTTTCCAGAGCTAACAAGTGAGCAACGTGAGGCTCTCATGACTGGAATATCAGACAATGAATGGGATGAACTTTTCCCCAAAGAAGCAGAGGTGTAGAGGTGGGCAAACAGTCGAGGGAATTGTTCTCTCATGGGAAGGCTAAAAGGTCACTTCTACACCGCCTTGTTTTTCGTTACCGAGCGTCCAAAAAGAGGTGGGACAAGGTAATGTTTATTGTTACTTTTATTATCTGGATACTCGCTATGGTAGGAACAGCGTATATACTGAAAGAGAACTGTTCATGTTAACTGGGCTTAGGAACCCCAATCAAAAATCTTTTATTATCGTAACTGTGTTGCTAAATGGTACACAGTAGTCTTTATCTTTTATTAATAAACTTAAAGGAGAAACCCAAATGGGAATCTTAGATGTCAACTTGAATGATGCAGAGGAACTCAAAACGCTGAAAGATGGTGAGGAAGTAATGCTACGGATTGGTCGTGCGGAGGAAACTCCTAACCGTAATGATCCTAGTCGTTTCAACCTTGCACTTACGTTCGATGTTCCCGATGATAAGCTTGTAGATGATATACGTGTGTGGCTACCTATTCCTTCAGCATCCACTAAGGAAGACGATCCAAAGCGTTACGTCAAACAAGTCAACCGTTTCAAGATGTTCTGTGACTGCTTCGGTATTGATACTGGTGGTAACATTCAAACTGAGGATATGTTAGGACTTGAGGGATGGGTTATCATTGCTGAGGATACAGGATTAAATGGTGAACCACAAAATAGTGTACGCCGTTTCATCAAAAAGAAGTAACCCTCTAGCAACATTCTGAAGATTGAGAGGCAAGTGATGTAGGCTTGCCTCTCTTTCTTTTTACTTAACGAGGAGATATGCGATTAACTTTTGATATACCCGATGAACAGCACGAAGTTCTTGTGCGTTGTATTCCGCATGGCTGGAGAAAGCATACCTATAGAGCTCTAATACAAGGGTTTGTAGAGCAACTAGAAGAAGATCCCGCAGCTGTTATGAAAGACTTAATAACAAAGCACCTTGACATAACGGCCTTGACAATGAAAGGTATGGAAAATGGATCTAATCAGCGAACAAACCAGACTACAGATACTACCCGAGAAGGAAAGGCTTAACTTAATTCTGGATGTTCGTAAGCGTAGACGGGAACGTAGTCAAGCTAAGTTCAACAAGAAGACAAAACCAAAACGTACGCAAAAGATGTTAGCTGGTCTTAATGATGAGCAGTTACATTTGTTGCTTAATAACTTAAGGACTGGAAAATGAGTGAGGCGGTAGTTGAGTTAGACAACTTACCTGTGAATAGTATTGAGTTTACAGATAGAGCTAGAGAGAATTATAAAGATTTAGATGTGTTAGCTAAAGATATAGAAGAAAAAGGTGTGATACAACCCATAGCTGTAATGCGTAATAAAGAGGGCGCTGAACATCCGTTTAAATTACTGGCTGGTGGCAGACGTTTTTCGGCTGTTGTTTTATCGGAGTCTAGTCACATTCCTTGTAGAGTTTATCCTGAGACTTTATCTGACTTAGATCAAAAAGAGATAGAGTTAATGGAGAATGTTAGTCGAGATGATTTCGATTGGAAAGAAGAAGTAGCTCTACGAGATCAAATTCAAAAACTACAGGAGGAACGGCATGGCAAGCAAGCAGGATCTGGTGGTGGTCATTCTATGCGTGACACAGCTAAGATACTGGGGACAAGTCCTGCTAGCATAAGCCGTGACCTTACCTTAGCACGGGGCTTGGAGGAACATGAAAATGAACTGTCCAAAGCAAAGAGCAAAAGTGAAGCCTTACGGACGCTTAAGAAGATTGAAAGACGGAAAGAAGAAAAGGTTGTTGCGGAAAATCTGGAGAAGTCTCTGCAAAATGATGGGAATGAACGACTCAAGCGTTCTCTAACTAATGCTTATATAGTAAAAGACTTCTTTGAGGGTGTTGCGAATGTACCTGATAGAGCTGCTACATTCATAGAGGTAGACCCTCCCTATGCAATAGCTCTTGATAAGATAAAAAGAGGAGCTGAAAGAGACACGAGTCCAGGTATAGAAAATTATAATGAAGTAGCAAGCGAGGATTACCAAGACTTCTTAGACAATCTGTTCACAGAGTGCTATCGTGTGATGGCTCCTAATGGTTGGATAGTATGTTGGTATGGCATTCAGTGGTATCATATTGTTCTATCTAGCATGGAGAGTGCAGGGTTTCAAGTGTGTGACCTTCCTGCTGTGTGGACAAAGACTGACCATCAGGGACAAACTAGAAATCCTGAGTTCAGGCTTGGAAACGTCTATGAACCTTTCTTTTATGCACGTAAAACTAACTCAGCAATAATACGACAAGCAGGCAGAACAAATCAATTTAACTTTAAATCATTACATCCTGAGCATAAAGTACATCCGACAGAACGGCCTATAGAAATGATAGAAGAAGTCATAAGAACCTTTGCAGTACCTGGAGGTCACATAATGGTTCCCTTCTTAGGCAGTGGCAACACTTTGCTAGCTGCATCTAACTTAGGTAACACTTGTTTTGGTTTTGACCTTAGCGAAGAATATAAGAATGCGTACTTAAAAAGGGTGATGGACGGAGAGCCTGGAAAGTATAAGAGCTATAAATGACATGCAATGAATGTGGGACTAGACTAAGGGGTGCTATAAATGCAGATGTCTATGCTTGCTTCACTTGCCAAGTTGCTTATAGCGGAATAGATGTTCGCAATAAAGGTGCTGTAAAGAACAAAACAGAAAGAGTAGGAGAGGCTAAGAAGTATTATAAAGTTGTTGGCGAGAAAATAAAACGAGGGGAGAAGCTATGACTGATGCACCTTATGTTGCGGGTAGTCCCTTTGAGAAGATAGCTATCGTGGGGGAATATCCAGGTGCTGAAGAGGAACGCTGTGGAGGTGCGTTTGTAGGGAAAGCGGGGCAACTATTAACCGAACTCTTACAACACGCAGGGATAAGTAGACAGCAATGTTACTTAGATAACGTGTTCCAATTTAGGCCAGCACGAAATGATATAAGTTCATATTTAAGAGTACAGGAAGGTAAGACAAGAGAGAGCCCTGAGTACCATTCTAATCGAGAAAGTCTAAGGCAGAGGCTTGCAGACAGTAAGGCTAACGTAATTGTAGCACTAGGTAACGTGTCTCTTTATACCTTGACAGGCAAGACTAATGTAACGAAGCAACGTGGCTCTATACTTGAAAGCACTCTACTGCCGGGAAAGAAAGTTATCCCTGTGATACACCCGAGCGCTGCTCTACGTGAGTTCTTGTTTCGTTACTATATTGTAAATGATTTCTTGCGTGTTCGTAAAGAGAGTGAGTTTCCTGATCTACGAATTAGAAACAGGCACCTTGTACTTAACCCATCAATGGAAGATGTGGAGCAGTTCATAACACGTTGTCGTAAGCTGGATCGTATTGCATATGACATTGAAGTTCGTGGTATGGAGATGAGTCATATAGCCATAGCATCTGAGCCTGACATGAGCGTCTGTATACCATTTGTAAATGGGCAAGCAGACTATTGGAACCCTGAGCAAGAAGCTCACATCATGTGTTTGTTGGCTGATCTACTAGAAGATTCTAATGTGGAGAAGATAGGACAAAACTTATCCTTTGACGCTACCTTTCTTTATTCCAAGTATGGTATAGTCGGTATGCCACTACAAGATACAATGATAGCCGCAGGGATACTCTATCCAGACTTTCCTAAAGGACTGGACTTCCTCGTGGCACAGTACTGTGATGGTGAACCTTACTACAAGGATGACGGAAAGGAATGGTTTAAGAATCCATTCGGCAGTGAAGAAGTATTCAGGCGCTATAATGCTATGGACAGTGCTGTTCTAATGGAGATCTTTCCTAAGCAAGAGGAAGAACTAAAGAAGCAGGGTAACTTTGATGCGTATGAGAAACAGCGTTCCCTTCTTCATCCGTTAGTCTACGCAGGAAACAAAGGTATAAGAATGGACACTGATGCTATGAGTGAAGCATCAATGGAGTGTTCACGTAAGATAGCATCTTTACAAGAACAGCTGAATGAACTGGCAGGTAAGGAACTGAATCCTAATAGTCCTAAGCAACTCAAGGAATACTTCTACATTGAGAAACGTCAGAAGGCTTATACAAAGAATGGCAACATTACTGTAGACGACAAGGCACTTAAACGTATGAGTGCTAAGGGTATGAAAGAGGCTGATGTGATACTTGAATTACGCAAAGAGCGTAAGATGCAAGGCACGTACTATGAGATGAAACTAGATGAGGACAATCGTCTACGCTGTTCATTCAATCCTGTAGGTACTGCTCAAGGACGTATCAGTAGTTCTAAGACGATACGTGGAACTGGGGCTAATCTTCAAAATCAACCGTGGCAGATGAACTCACTGATGCTTGCGGATGATGGTCACATCTTAATCAATCAAGACTTAGGACAAGCAGAAAATCGTGTAGTAGCGTTTGTCAGTGGAGAAAATAAGATGATGCGGGCTTTTGAAGAAGGCATAGATATTCATACACAAACAGCTAGTATGATCTACGAACTACAACCAGAGGAAGTAACTAAAGATCAAAGAGATTGGGGTAAGCGCGCTAATCACGGACTCAACTACGATCTTGGATACAGGAGTTTCGCCCTCTACTATCAGATCACAGAAGGTGAAGCTAAGAACATTGTAGAAAAGTATCACCATATCTATAAGGGCGTACGTGAATGGCATGCTACAGTACGTGAAGAACTAAGCAGAAGTAACAAGACACTGACAAATTGTTTCGGGCGTAGAAGGACATTCCTTGATCGCTGGGGACATGATCTATTTAAAGTCGCATACTCATACATACCACAGTCTACTATCGCAGAACTAATGAACACATACGGAGTCTGTTTTCTATATCAACGTCAAGATCTTTTTCCAGAGGTTCAATTCCTTAACACTATCCATGATAGTATTCGTTATCAGATTCCACTATCAGTGGGAAACGAACGCATAATAGAGATTATCAAGGCAGTCAAGGAAAGTTTGGAGCATGAGTTAGAATGGAGAGGAAAGACCTTTTCTATTCCTGTTGATACTGAAATAGGATTCACATTCGACAAGAAAGATATGATCGAGTGGAACGCTAAAAAAGTTGATACCTTAAGCATGGGTGATTTATCTGCGGAGCTGGAAAACTATGTCAAACAGAGTACTCAATGATTGGGTAGACTCGTACATGGAGTTTACCGAGAACACTGAGCCTCCTGTTGGATTTAGACGTTGGGTTGCCTTGTCAACTATTGCTAGCGTCATGGAACGTAAATGTGTTCTACAGTGGGGAACAGAAACATTCTACCCCAACATGTATATTGTGCTTGTCGGACCTCCTGCGGCTCGTAAAGGAACTGCAATGAGGGTAGGAAAATCATTCTTAGATGCTTTAGGAATAGCGGCTGCTAGCGATGAGTCTAGTCGCCAGAAATTAATCAAGAGTCTACAAGAGAGTGCAGCTGTAGATCAGACAGAAGACAGTACTATGATTCACCATTCTAGTATGACAATACATAGTAGTGAGCTAACCGTGTTTCTTGGGTATGGCTCAAGAGAAATGTTATCAATGCTTTGTAAGTGGTATGATTGTGAGAGTCGTTATACTTATGATACACACGCTCGTGGAAAGGAAGAAATACCAAATGTTTGGGTTCACTTGTTGGGGGCAACAACACCAGGCCAGTTACGTGCAGCGCTCCCTGAAGATGCTGTCGGTAGTGGGTTTACTAGTAGGGTTGTATTTGTATATGAAGAAAAGAAAGGAAAGACAGTACTCAAACCTAGCCTCTCAAATGAACAGATCAGACTTGGAGAGTTACTTGCACAAGATCTAGCAGAGATAAGAAATCTAGTTGGAGATTTTACACCTACAGAAGAATATGAAGAAAGATATTATAAATGGTACGCAGACAGTGAAAGCAGACAAATATTCGTTGATCCACGTCTTGACTATTATGTTCAAAGACGTCCCACTCATCTGTTCAAACTCTCCATGCTTTGTTGTGCTAGTCGTGGAAACTCAAAAATACTTGAGCTAGAAGATTTAGAACGTGCAATATCGTACTTAGCAACAGCAGAGGAAAGTATGCCACAGGTGTTTGCCGGAGTAGGGGCTAACCCTCTAGCAGCTGTACAATCAAGACTATCAACCGTTGTTGAGCAATTCCAGAGTGTGCCTATCTCTACTGTTGCTCAGATGTTTGCAGATGATGCAAGTGCCACACAACTGCTTGAAGCTATACAAGCATTACAACAGCAAGGTAAAATAACACATGACTTGTCAGCACAAAAACTACGATGGAACAATTAACTGTGTTGCATATTGATACAAAGATATAACGCACCAAATGCGACCAGATCGTCTAACTAGTATAAGATATATATCGACATAGGGGAGCATGTTTAAACCCACCAGAACGCAAACCAGAGGATAGAATGGACATTAAAGAGATCAAAACCAAACAACATTTATTAATCGTACTAGCAGAATTAAAAGACTATTGTGATCCACTTAAAATGATAGGACACACACCATTACAAGATGAGATAAAGAAGTGGTTACGCCAATTAAAGCGTGATGAATATATAGAAGCCAACAAACCTTTGCTTTGGGTAACTGATATACCTGCCCCTTTAGTTCGTATAACACCTAGTGGAAAACGTATTGCGTTCCGTGAATACTTGAAGTTACTTCCAGAAATAAATGATGCAGATTTTGTTAAAACTATTACGTCCCTCTGTTACTCCCGTAACAAGGAAGTACAGAGAGACATAATGAGTGCACTAATTAACTTAGGGGTAAAGGATTAAGGTGAGTCACCAAGTTTTTTGCTTGGACGACCTTCTATTTCATCCATATACTCATCCCAGTTTTCTACTGGTTCTCTTTCTTCTTTGGCTCGTTCTTCGGTTTGTTCTAAGAGCTTTTCATAGTTTCGTATCATTTGTACATCTTGAAAGTTTTTGCCTCTTATTATACGCCTTAGATCATGTGGCCTAGCTGTAAGACCAAAAGTACTTAACCACCAATACCCTGTTCTATTAGGCTGAGATTCTTGTGCCTCAAACTCTTGTGGACGTAACAAATACCTATCTATTGGAGGAGCTATATTTCTTATTGCACTACGAGCAAAACGACTCATCTTAGGAGCTTTCTTAAATCCTAATTTTTTCCAAACATAATCACTCATAGGTTTTAAAGCTCCTGGTGCCTCCCAACGTACACTACGATCTTCTTCACCTGGATATCTTTCTATTGGAGTTCCCGTAAATAACTGCTCACCTGTTGTCCATTCATATATAGTTTTAGGAAGTGGATTCATGGAAGAAAGAACGTCTCTAGCGTTCATTTTATTAATTTCTAGTATCGGTAAATCAGCAGTTATAAAGACAGGATAACCATCTTCATCCATGTAAGGTATCTGCGTGGCTTGCACTTCATCATAGTAATCAGGCTCAGCCATGCCTGTTGGAATACCTTCATCTTCCGCCCAGTTTTTTAACATCTCTTGCGATTTAGGTAGAGCCGCTACACGACCTGGACTTTCAAC